GGCGGCCAGTGTGTCTTTGACCTTCGGCCGGCGCAAGGTGATCTGCTGAATGAGCTGGGCGCCGGACGTGATCGGAAATTCAAGTTTGATTGTGGTTTCAGTTTGCTGCATGGAATCCTGCTAAAAAGGGGGCGGCTCGCAAGACCGCCCCATCTCCAAGAAGACAGAAAGGGCTTAGATGCCCAGCGCCGCGCGCTGGCTGGCGAGCTGGTCGACGCCCTTGACGATGCGCTTCATGTTGACGACGTCGATCTCGATCACGTCCACGCCGTTGACGGTCAGCTTGTAGTAGGTCACAGCGATGGACGACTTGAGCGTGGCCTGGTCGCCAGCCTTCCACGTGCCGGGATCGAGCTCTTTGATCCGGCCGCCGATCGTGGCGACAATCGCTTGCGCGTCCTCGCCCTGGCGCTGCACGGCGCCGCGGAAAGTGAACTGGGTTTCCGCGCTGGTGGTGATGCCCCACAGCGCCATCACAGCGGCGTTGTACTCCGCCAGCGTGAAGGAGCACTCCAGCTTCTCCGTGCCCGTGATGACCTCGACCGGCGTGTCCATCCCGCCGGCGCGGTACTCTTCCGTCTTCGAAGTCACCTTCGGCAGGTTGAGTTCGGGCGCCAGGCCCACATAGCCTTTGCCATCGGCAAAGACCGAAAAGTTCTGTAGACGTTGCGGGTAAGGCATTACGCGGTCACCTCCGTGAGGTAGTTGTCGTTGATCATCGACTGGAATGTGATGTGCTCAGCCGGATAAGGCGGAGCGAAATCGAAGTCGATGAAGATCTGGCCGTTGGCGATCGTCGTCGGAGTGTTCAGCTCCGGATCTGCCCAGGCCTTGCCGTCGATGATGGCGCCCTGCGCCTGCAGACTGCGCAGGTAGGAGTTGACGCCGTCGACGACGTCCGTGAGGAAGGTCTTGGTGATGTTGCGGTCCACAGCCCAGAGGAAGCTCTGGAGGATGGCGTCGTTGATCATGTCGGCGGTGCGGACGACCGACAGGAACGTCCACTGCGGGTCGGCTGAGCACGTCCGGTTACCCCACAGCCTGTAGCCCTGCTGGTAGATGACCGTCGCGATGTCGTTCTGGTTGAGCAGGTTCGCGCGGCTGGAGTAGTCGCCCATGGCGAAGTCCACCGGGCGATTGGTGCCGAGCACGTCGTTCAGCACCTGGTTCGAAGGGCTGAACCAGAAGCCATTGGTGGCGTCCTGGTTCGCAATGAGGCCAGCGACATAGGCGGAGGCAGGCTGCGTGTCGTTGACGTCGGTGACCGGGTTCAAACGGATCACACCCGGGTCGACCAGGAAGATGCGCTTCGAACCCCAGTCGTTGCGGAAGCTGATCGCCGCCGCGTCGGTGGTGAGCGGGCCATTGGCCGCGCTGGGCCCGTCAGCTACGACGATGGAGCGCAGCTTGTCAGCGACGGCCGAGAGCGCAGCGATGACCGCGTTTGCGGTCGTGCCGGTCTTGACGCCGGTGAAGCCCGGAGCGCACAGGATGCGCGGTGTGACGCCGGCAACGCTCGCCGCGGCCAGCAGAGCCTGCGCACCGGTGTATGCGCCAGTGGTGGCGTTCGTGCCGCCGGCAGCAGCAGCCTGCGTCACCTTGGTCGGGTCGAAGTAGCTGTAAGCCACGTTGAGCGTGGCGTTGGCCGCGATCTTCCCACCCGCGATGAGCGTGATCAGCCCGAGCTGCGCGTTGACCGTGTAGTCCGTGCCGGCTGCGATGCCCGCCATCGTGTAGGTCACGATCACAGCCTGGTTCGCGACCATGCTGCCGCCGCCCACCTGCGTGAGCGTGCCGCCAGCGAACGTGTAGTCCGTGGCCAGCACGTAGGTCTTCGTACCGTCTGCGGACTTCACGACCGGCGCGCTGGCGCCCGCGGGCAACGGCAGTGCAGTGCCCTGGAACGTCATCGGCGCCGTCACCGGGCCGGTGAGCGCGAGAGCAGAGACAGCAACATGCGGAAGCTGGATCTGGCCCACCGAGCTGAACGTCTGTGGAGCGGCAGCAACGTTGGTTTGGAGCGTGTTATCGCTCGGGTCCGCCACGTTGACGACGACCACCTGTGCGCCACACTGCGCGAAGATCGCAGCCAGCGCGTCGGGGATCGTGAAGCCGTAGCCAGCAGGCCCGAAGGTCTGGGTGGCGAGCTGCTGACTCCCGCTGATCAGCGTCGGAGTGTTAAGCGGCCCGAACGGTGCAGAACCGATCAGGCCAATGACAGCCGAGGACGGGGTCGTGATCGGCCGCGAGCCGGTGGCGATTTGCAGAACTTCTGCACCGTGCAGGAATTGATTTCCTGGCATAAGTGATTTTCTCCTTTGAGTGGTCTACGCCGGTTCGGGCCGGCCGGAAGATACAGAGTTGAAGACAGAAAAGTGCGCGGAAAGCGCGCGTGTTACTTCGAGGGCGGAGCGAACGTGGATCCGTAGTACGTCCAGCCGATGCATGGCATCGGGTTTAGATTGTCGATGCGGATGGCACCGGGATACTGCGTGCTGATCGTGGACGGAAGTCCTGTCACAACCTGGGTGACTACACCGAGTGCCACGATGGCAAATGTCTGCGGCGCAGTCCATGTTGTACCGTCATAGCCCCAGCCGATGCCAGGCTGTGGCGCGACGTTGTCAATGCGCGGCGCGCCGGGATAGTGCTGATCGATGAACGTCTGATCTGCAACAACCGTGTTGGTCACTACGCCATCCTGGATGACTGCATAGACGGTTTCGGATGCGGCCATGGCACAGAACGCCACAAGAAGAAAAAGCATCGCTGCATTGACGATTTTCATGGGGTCCTTCCTACTCCTGCCACGTCACGAGCAGGATTCCAGAGCCGCCCGCGCCGCCGGTATAACCTGCGTTCGTAGCGCCTCCTCCGCCGCCGCTTCCGGTGTTTGCGCTCGCAGCGGTAGCTTGCAGCGTATTCGCGCCGCCATTGCCGCCGCCGCACGCACCTTGCCCAGCGAAAGCAGAGCCACTTGTATTCGAACCGCCGCCGCCACCGCCAGCAAAGCCGTCACGGCATTGGCCACCACCTCCGCCGTGTGTACCTGACGGAGCGAATCCTGCGCCGTTCGCGCCACCACCACCATAAGAAATAAAGCTTGCGCCATCGTTAGCGAGTCCAGCGGCGCCGCCTGACGCAGAAACCAGCGCTCCGAAACTGGTAGTGCCTCCACCACTCGATCCAGCGCCGCCCGCGCCGATGGTCACTGTTTGCGCGGCGGTCGATTGAACCATCTTTACGACTACCTGTCCGGCATTGCCCCCACCGCCCGGGTAACCGCTTGAGTTGCCAACGCCACCGCCGCCACCACCGCCAACGGCTTCAACCGTAACCCAGCCGCCCAAAGCGACTAGATTGGCAGATGGCGTGAAAGTCCCGGATGTCAGAAAGATCTGCTGTTTGGTGACTGTCTTGCTCTTGAGGAGTGTTGACAGTGATGTTTGCGCACAGGCAAGCATGCTCAAAAAGAACAGAGAGAAGATAAAGCGCTTCATTTTAGAAGATTCTCCAGTCGCTCGTCGCAGCAAAGTAGATCAGTGCGAATCCACCGTAGGTGATATCCACGGTCAGCCCATTTGAATCACCCATTACCTTTTGCCCAGATGATGGAACGATGGTGAACGTGCTGCCGACGGTAAGCCCGTTGATGAAGAGCACCTGCTGCCCGTCCGCCGTTCCTGCCGGAAGAGTGGCTGTGATGCCGGCAGCGGTCACGTAATAGCCGTTCTGGAGCGCCGCGGCGAACGATGCGCTCTTCGCGCTCCATGTGAGCGTGGGCGCGCTCAGCGTGCCGTTCACATAGCTGAGCCCGGCGCCCACCGTCACTGATACGAAGCCGCCATTCCCGTCACCGGCGACCGGCGCGGCTGTACTGAGTGCTGGAATTGCGGCGGTCTTGAGCGTGCCGTTCGAGTAGCTGAGCCCGGCACCGATGGCCACCGACGCAAAGCCGCCCGCGCCGTTGCCCGCCACGATCGCCGTCGTGCTGAGCACCGCCAGCGCGGTTGACTGGAGCGAAGTCTCCCAGGCCGTGATGGAAGCCAGCGTGCTGGCCTGCCACGCTGCAACGGCCGCCAGCGCCGCAGACTGCGAAGCTGTGATGGCCGCTACGCTCGCGTTGGCGTTCGCCACATCCTCGTTTAGCGTGTCGAAGGTCGGGCTCAGTACGGAGTCGAGCCGCGTGAGACCGAAGTCCGTCAACGTCTGGACGGCCGCCTGCCAGGCGATGTTGAGCGCTTCCAGCGCCGCAATGCGCGTGTCCAGATCCTGGAAGCGCGGATTGAACGTCGCAGCGCTCAGTGGGGTCTGACCGTCCGTAAAGCGGTAGTTATCGAAGCTGAGTGGCATCCTGGACGCTCGCCTGGATCGGAATCAGGATGTCGCCGCGGAGGCGGTACTCGCGCCCCGGGTACAGCCGCTCGCCCAGCACCTCCACGATTTCCGTGAGATGCACGACATACTGTGCGCCCGCGTCGATCGCGGGCGCCGTGCTGGTGCTGGCGGGCGCCGTGCTGGCCGGCGCCCCATTGGTGTTCTGTTCAGACTGGTTCATGAAGAGACCTCCCGTTACTGCGCAACGTCTGTCCGCTCAACGATCTGGAACGGCGCGGCGGTCGATTGCCGCGTGCCCTGGATGTTGATGCTGTAGCTGGTGATGGCGGCCGGCGTGAACTTGAATGTGAACCGCATGCCCACGCCATCCGGCTCGAGCGCGGAACTCGTCACAGAAGGCGTGACCGTTGTCCCGCCGCCACTCGTGATCGTGCATGTGAGCGTGTGCACCGCAGCGCTGTAACCAACGACGACCACCTGCACCTGAACGTTGCTGGTCGCCGGCGAGATCGTCCGCAGCTCGCTCGTATGATTGAACGCGACTGCCGGCCGGGAAGCCACAACGCCCGTCGTGTTCGCGATCACGGCCGGCGCCAAGTTCGATGTGCCCAGGAAGACCGCACGGAGCGGCACGAGAAGCGGCGCGGCGTTCAACGGCGCAGTGGGGTCGCCCAGGTTGTACCAAGTGCCGCTGACCTGGAACTGAATCTGCAAGCTCGTGCCTTGCGGCGTGACCTGCGAGACGTTGATAGCCAGATCGGTCAGGCCGCCGGCCAGCGAGACGGGCTGCAACTGAACCTGCGACAGCGCGTTGGTGAACTGCGCTGCGTAGAGCGTGAACATCAGGTCCTTGGTCAGGTCGCCGAGGAAGTACGCACCGTTGGTCGAATAGAAGATCGTGCCGTTGGTGTAATTGTTCCCGCTGACCGTGGCGATGCGGTGATTGCCCTGCGTGATCAGCACCATCGCGTAGCGCGTGCCGGCCTCGAGCAGCACCGCCGGGATCTGGATGTTCGTCGCATTCGGATAGGTGTTGAGTGTCCCAACGGGAACGTTCACCGTGGCGATCACGTTCGTCAGATCGGGCTGGCCTGCAGCGGCCTTCGTGATGGCCACAGTAAGGTCGCCCGTCGCAGCCACAGAGGTCAGGTACAGATCCAATGCCGTAAGCCACATGGCGTTGGAGACCAGGAAGGTCTGAGCCACCATGGCGCCGTTGATGTTGGTCGTGCTGGTCTGGAGCGCGTAGCTCGTCTGAGTGTAGGCTGTCCAGAAGCCTCCGC